GCTGTAAGTCATTACGGATTTGCAAAAACACTTCTTCTCCATGCAAGAAAGACTCACGGACACAACTAGCGACACTGTCGATAATCTGTTCATGGTAAGGAACGGATGTTGACGGTATTGCAACCATGACCATCTTGGAAAAGGATCGACGTTTTAGAGGGGCTAATGTATGCTCAAGACGCTCGTCGTACCTGAATGTTCGTTGAAGGAATTCACACTCGGTAAGGCACTTAAACGAATAAGCAGTAGCAGTCTTGTCCGCTGGTGTGTAAGTTACGCCCATATCTCGCAAAGCACTTTGTATGCTTGCAAAATTGAAGAACGTTGCTTGCTCAGAGACACCCATGAGATTGTCATCGCCATAAAACATAGCTCGTACATGCTCAATGAAGGTCTCATCACCAGTTTTCAAGTCATTAAAGACGTACACCATGATGATGTAGTTAGCCAAACAATTGAATAAAACAGTTGCTGCATTCCCAGAAGAGTTGATGCCATGCACTCTAAGGAAGTCTCCAAAGAAATTAATGAAACAGTACGTGTTGTCAAAAACACACGCTCGAATTTGTGTCAATTCCTTCTCTGTGTACTTCCCACTAGCCTTAGCTATGTTGACAATCACTCTAAGAACGGCCTGCATCAGGTCTCCCTTGAGTATGGTGTCAAACTTGGCATAGTCCCCGTCAATAAAGTTGGGCATTTCTGACAGCCATTTAGCCATTTGGTTCCACTCTCCACTGGTTGCGTCCATACCGGGTGCCGACATAAAAGCTTCGTGGTTGTTGTAGAACAATCTGAGAAAGGATAACAACAACTTACGCATTGCGACAGTTGCTGCCATAGGTGCCACTTGAAACATTCTGGTGCTCCCGCTAGCTATTTTGTCAAGCTTGCGGGGTTCATCCTTGAGTGCAGCTGTAATGACAACGCCTGCGAGTTCACTCTCAGCCCAAGTAACTAATAAAGTGTCAACTTGACTAGAAATGATGGGATCAAGAGTTAAAGGACCATTGAAGTCCGGTTCATCGCAGTATAAAAATGCTTTCTTCGGACCTTTATATGGAAAACCACAGGATGTTGATATGTTCAGCCTGTCCATGTGTGCGACACCATGGATACCATTGATGGCTACATCCAAAGACACCACGCCCAATTCACTTTGCCATCCTGCATGGAGCTTACTAATGATATTAGCAGACACTTCGTCTGCAGTTCTTATAAGTTTACTCCACTTGAAGCCAGTGTGTGGACTAAGAATGTCCTTCAAGGCGTTGTGTTTTGGCAGCCATCCCTTCATCATCGGAGGACCATAAGGGCAATCCCAACCTAAAGCTTCCAGTGGCTTCCTCAAAGGTGAGTCAACCAACTTTGACTTAGGTTCTGCTCGCTCACCGAGAAAAGTGCCAATGGGTTCGGCACTCCCTTGTTCGATAAAGCGCAAGGGACTTTTCTCATGAATGGTGTTAACAAGTGTGGGTGACTCAGGCGGCAACATGACGCTTGATGAACCCAACAAGTGACCTTGGAAGTGAGTGAGGGCTTCAGTTACTTCTTCTGAACACAAAGGTGCATAGAAGACTCTGTTGCCAGCTCCCATTGAATGTATCCCAAGTGCTATGGGACCAATCGTCGACATGGAAATAGCTAACCCTCCACAATCTCCGTACGCGGTGGGCGTGGTTGTTGTTCCAGCCCATCCGTTAAGGTGAGTTCTAGTCTTGTCAACTAAAACTTTATCCCAACGCACATCTGTGAAGTTAGACACATTCCCCACGAAGTTACCATTCTCTTTTTTGATACGATAGCAAAACCCAGTGTGGGAGCCACGTAGAGAACGGTTGGGTAAAATACCGACTATCTTCTTCCTAGGGGTCACGGTAGGCAAGTAGATGTAGCACAAATCAGACTCTTTCTTGAACCAGAGATTGTCTCTACGGATTGTGAGACCAAGAATGTCTTGTGAAACTCCAAGTCCGCCGCCAAATTCGACATTAACGACGACTTCATCACGTTCTTCCCAGTTCTCGAGGTTGTTGAAAAAGTGAGCCGTTGTAACCCAAAGATTTCCTCCAAGATTAATCATATTGCTGTGTGCCATCTGCCCCGCATCAGGCGTGGATATCTTGCTGACATTGCGTGCTAATCGGTCGATGAGCCATTCCTGACTCTTTCCAACCCATGACGGTGTAACACGACCTACGTCAAATCCAGTAGTACGGTAATCTGACTTGTACCACACAACTTTCTGGTTGACTGGACTCTCTTTAATAGCATGTTCGAGCTGAGGCTTCATAGACTCACGAGAGTAGTGTTCTGAAGCTTTGTAGGCCAATATCAAAAGAGGACCAGCGACCAAAAGGCCTTTGTAAAGCATCTTCATCTTGGGAGAAGAAAGAAATTCACCAGGGCGCGTAACAAGGTGTTCGTAAATGTAAGCTCCACACTCTACAGTGGTTCCTACTACACCCAGGTAGGTGAGTATCCTTTTTCCAACAGCTAGGTTCCTGTGTGCTCGCATCTTCCAAAAAGACATGGTCTTAAAAAAACCATAATTAGTGATACTGGACCACGTGCCTTCTTGGACGAATTTGGAATAAGCATTCCAGAAATCTACTGATTCTGCTTCACTGGGTAGCGGCATACCATTTTCCCACACGTGACGTTTGTAAAAATACTCACGTCGAGCAACGTCTAGTGACTCATAACTAAACTGCATAGTTTTACGAACTCCAAAGCGTCTCAAACGTTGGGCCAACGACATAGTCGTTGATTCCATCCACTCTTCAAAGTACCTATCTCTAGGTGTCTGAGGTGGAGGTCTGAAACGAATACCTTCAAGTTCTGCTAAGCGATTTAAATCTGTGCCATTTTGTTGTTCCAGGTGTGCTTCAACGATAACCGCATCCTCAAAAGCAGCGCAACCGCACAGTTGAGATGGTAGAGAACAAGTCTCACACAATTCCATGTTGTACGTAAGCTCTCGAGATGATTTCAAGATCATGCATTCTCTTCTGTGAGCTATAATTCGGTCGGCTGAGTATCGCAAGAAACTAGCTACATTATCAAACTCGGCAACGAGTTGCCAGGAAAGACTCTGTTTGGTTCGAGGGCCTTGTAGGCCAGCAACCTCCACCGGAACAGCTCTGAGAATTCGGAAAGTCCAAAAGTCAGGAAACGCATCTGATTGAGTTTTCGAATAGTCCAACATGGATGATGTATCCATCTTATATTGATCTTTGACTTTGACATCGACGATCATATGAAAACGGCGCATAATAGCTGTTGGATTCTCGAAAAATGTGGGCGTGTTAAGATCTAGCACATTTGTTGTACCTACTACAAGCTTTGCCAAACAAGGGGTCTTGCCCTTATCTTCCAATGCAGCTTGCGTTGGCGTATATGGTGCAGAATTACACACGCCTAAGATCTCACGTGTCATGACATCCGGTTCCTTCACAGTCGTTGCATTATATGGCGCTATCTCGTCAAAAAGAATAGACCAATGCTTCGATGTAAAATTATTCCAATGATCCTCCGAAGAGTTTCTAGAGTATCTGAACTTAAGTGACGGGTCTAGACCTGTCAACTTAGCAAAGTATACATGGAACATGTCAACTAGTGAAGTTTTACCCACTGAAGTGCCACCATGGAACGCCACTGCAAACGGGGGTTCCCGTGTTGCTGAAGCAAGTGTCTTGGACAACATGTTGTTCTTCACAATCTGCACGCGCCCTAACATACTTATGACTTCTTTTTGTTGGAAGCCACTCGTAGTCCGGGCCAAAATATTCCCATCCGCAATGGACGAGTCAATATCGCGAGTTAGTTTATGAACATCCGTGCCATAACACTCCAAAATGGAGAGATTGTTACCCAGAGCAATAATGGCTTGTGCATCGAGCAACCACTTAATCGCACCGGCCTCATCCCCATAAATTGGGTAAACGTTCCCTGCTCGGAGGCAAGAAATTACGAGGCGGGTGACCATAATGGTGGAACGAATAACAAACTCGACAGGATTTTCTTCAGAAAAGTACCATTCTTGTGATTGGCATACTCTCCTAAGTCTATCGATTTGCTCCTTAGTGACATTCACACCTTCCTCCTGGGAAACCATAGTTGCTACAATCACTAACCACAATGACTTGAGCGTCTGAGCTACTGGAGTCTTCCAGAACTTACCGATATTATCGTATAAGTGCTCTGCCTTGTCAATACACCCATCAAGGGTGTCAAGAGTGGACTGTTGTGTCATAGGCACTTCGTCTTCAGGATTAAGGACGGGTGGATCACGAACATGGGGTGCCAAAATATCTACGATGTTTTGCATGCGTTGGGCTTCAAAAGTGGCTACTCTATTCTGAAAAGCTTGAATCTCTTCTGGATTAATAGCCATATAACCTCCAGCAACAAACGACGCTACCAAGCCTCCGTAGACGCTCAGCACTGTAGTACCTCGGACATGCGCAATAAAGCGCGACCAACACAGCACTTTGTCAAAGGTTGTTGTAGCTCGACGCCAATCATTAATAGCAAAAAAGACTGCTTCAATGTACCGGGCGGATGGGCTGGCAAGCAAACCCTCAACTTCAGATACCTTACGAAGAAAAGGTGGCAATAAATGTTCGTGACCAATTTGTTGTTTCATTTGCTCAGGGTCTACAACCTGAGACTTGCTTGACAGGACTCGCATCCTGCCAAGTTTTATGAGGTCTGATATTGCCATGACAGTATCGATCTCATCAACTCCCTCTCCGAGTTCTTTGGTTCGAACTCCTCTGCATATGAAATGCAAGGTGTTATAGAGAGAGATATTTTTTTTGTTTTTATTTTTTGGACTGAATGGACTTCGGAGAGACACTCCTTGAATCGACATAATAGGAAGGGGAACAACCCCATCCTCGACTCTGACTACACTACTAGACATACTATCTACAGACACAGAATAACATAAAGGAACATATAGAGCGGTTTTCACCTGTAAGCAACCCATATTGCCGACTAGTCCTTCCCCTATCTCGGTGGCTAGACCAACACCACACTAAACACTATCAACAAAGAATAGACATCAGCTGTATCAAACTGAGGGCAAAACACAATTAGCTTTCCTTACAATGCACTAGGTCACTATGCCTAGTGCCACCATACGGGACCTCAAAGTGTAAGCTTACTCAACCTGAGTAGCAAAATGTTTCTTCTCCCACTGGCCTACGTTTCGACGCCGTTAGCAAGCTAAAACGGTTAGTCTACAATCAGCAGAGTGGGGTATCGAATGAATGGAGGAGGGGGGTGGATTCGCATCTAAAACTCCGGAAACGCTCACGGAAAAGAAGACTTGAAGATTTGTGAAAGAAGGTGACGGACAATCACTCAGTTGGTTCCCTAACCTTACTAAGCAATAGTAGATACTAATTCAAGCAATGAACGTGCCATTCTTAGCATAATAGACAACAGATAAGCGAGGGGTTTTTGTGTTTTGTGAAAGAAGAGTGAAATGTGAACCTAATCCCAACATCCAGGGATACTAACACAGTGGATTTCCAGTTTTCTGGTATTGCACTGCCCGCGTTAGCGGCAACTCGTTGTAAGCAAACGTTATTCCAAGCAGAATACAAGCTTTCAGTCAGTAAGAAATAATGAACCTGACCTATAGAATGTAACTGGTTGGCGTATTGGTACGCAAAGTTGGTATTCTCGAAAAAACCAAATAAATTTGGCCTGCAAAAGCAGTAACACGACACTTGTGATGAACTCACAAGTGCCG